CGGTGACCGAGAAGACCCTGGCATCCGCCATCTCAACGAGTGGTCCCGGGACCGCTATTATATCCGGGCGGGATGTAGTCCAGGCCCAGGACCGGTTGGTGCCCCGGGCGTGACTGCGCGTCACCACCACCGCCGCCAACCACGATCGGACGGATCTGCTTGTGCGAGAACTGGCGCACCCGGTGCCGGCGCATTGCCTCGTTCGCCTTGTTGAGCTTGAGCGCCGCGTCCTTGGCGCTGTCGCGCTGCAGGATCTCGACCGCCGAGAACAGGACGATGATGTTGTCCGGCAGGGTCGACAGGTCACTGTCGTTAACCATCTTGGTGACGGTCTTGGTCCCGCGCAGACGGATGATCGCGTTATTGCTCGCCGCGCTGGCGTCCGGAACCGGCCAGAGCTCGATCATGTTGGTGTCGGCAGCGTGCATCCACTTGCGGGTGGGCCACGCCTTGAACCCGTTATCCGAGTTCCACAGGACCATCTCGTAAGGCCCGATGCCGTAAGCGAGCTCATTATAGACCGTGTTGATCAGCACCCAGATATGGCTGATGTCGTCAAACAAGAGATCATCAGGGTAAGGATAGTAACGCTGCCCGTCAGCCAAAACGATGTCTCGGTCGATGATCAGCTGCGGCCAGTCGTAGTCCTGGTACAACTGGATTTGGGTACGATTGAGGTAATAAAGCAAGGTGTCGCGGTCGTTGATGCCGTGCGCGACATTGGTCGAGTGACCGACCTCCGCGCGGAGATCGGTCAACATGTCGGCGAGCTGCTTACCCACGGGTCGCGTGCCTCGGGTCGACGTAAGTCGGCGAGTGGCTGCCGCCCGCGTTCACATCAGGCAAGGTCGAAGGCGCGCGCGCCGCGCCAGCCCGCCGGGACGAGCCGCGGTTGTGCGTGTCACGGACGACGTGTGGCAAATCACCCGCATAGGGGATTGCCTGGTCCTGTTCCCGCTCCAGAGCCAGACCGATATCCTCGTCGTCCTGGGCGTGCGCTGCCAGCTCCTCCGGTGTCGGCTCATCCTCGTCGGGCAAAGGCGGTGCCTCGACCATCGGCGTCCCTGCAGTGACAGTGAACTGATCGAGCGGCCGGAGCCGCGGGTCCGGGTTGTCCGGGCGGGGGCTGCGCGGCTTGTAGACCGGGAGCGTGCAATTCGGGATCGAAGGATCGCCCGTCGGCAGCCGCGGGCGCGCCCCGTGGAACAGCGCCTGGATCGCCTCCGGTTGATAGATCTGCCGCAGGCGCGCCAGGACCTCGTCGTTGGTCGCGTCCCAGGTGCCGACGACATAGACCTCGTCGATCGCGTCCTCGCCGTGCATCTGCTGCAGGATCGGCAGCTCGGGGAAGACAATCGGCCGGGTGCGGTCCCGGTAGACACTGGTCCCGGGTTGCTCGCCACCCAGGGTGATCATGCAGCGCAAGAGCTGAAAGGCCGGCATCAGTAACCTCCTGGCTTGCGCGGCGCGACGACATTACTCATCGGCCCCGCCGGCATCGGCCCCGCCGGGCCCGGCGGCCCCGGCGGCATCGGTGGCCCCGGCGGTGGACCCACTATCTGAGGCGCCCGCCGTGCCGGCGTCACCGGGGGTGGTGGGCCGGGCCGGTAGGGTACGTCTCTCCTTTTCGACGCCATCGTGTTCTCCTCTAAAAGAGGACCGGTCCCCGGGGAGGGGGTTGGGGACCGGTCCCGGTAGACGCGCCCCCAAGCGCGTCTCTAGGCGATCTCGACCACCAGCGACGAGTTCACCTGTTGCGCACACATTTGCCCGGTATGCGTCATCGACTTGTACATGACGAACTGGTTGTACGGCCGGGCAGGAGTGAACTTGTGATCCCACTCACCGTCCTGCTTCATCAAGTAGATGTGCCGCGGGTCCCACCAGTAACCGCGCTTGGTGAAACCGAGATCGTCGAGCGTCGGGTCATACTCGATCGTCGTGTTCATAAACTTCAAGCTGCCCATCGAGCCGTCCTGGGGACCAGTAAAGCCGGTCATCGAGTAGTTGCCGTTGGCGCGCAACTCGATCTCCATCGCGTTGATAAAGGCAGAGCCGGCGAGGAACTTGGAGGGTCGGCCGCCGTAACGGATCAGCTGGCGGTACTCGTTCTGCAGAAACTGCAGGAGCGCCCCACCATTGGTCGCCGCCGAGGTCACCGCGCCGCGCCCCCCGGCTGTGCCGAAAGCCGCCGTCGCCGCGCGGTTCTGCCACCAGGCGTTGGTCGAGCGCGCCAGGCCGCCAAGGTTGCCGGCATTGGGCACCGCGGCGATGATCGATTGAAGACCGGCCAGCGCCTTGGCGTCACCCGTCCCGTCGCCCCACATCAGGGCGTTCATGGTCCGCGCGTATTGCTCGCCAAAATCCTCCAGCTTGTCCTGCAGGAGGTTGACCAGGACCGTCACGTCACGGTCGCTGTGGTTAGAGAGCGAGCTGCCGTCACCTTCGTCGTCGGTCACGGAGATGCCGTCGATCTTTAGTTCGGTGTGGGTGAGGGTCAGACCGATATGGTGCTCACGCCAGGGGTAGTTGACCCGCTGGATATTGGCGGGAGTGTAGAACGACACCGTGTCGTTATGCGTGTAGCCGACAACGTGGTCGTTGGTGCCACCCGCGCCGTAAACACCCTTCACCGCGAGTGAGATGTTGCCCTTGCCACCAGGGAAGGACTTGGCCGTGCTCTCCATCAGACGCAGCAGGGGCTTCGCCTGGATGGTCTGCTTAAACGTGTCTCCCTTGTTGTAGTAGAAGTCCAGCGCCGCGTTGGCGATATTGCTGAGTTCACCAGCCGTGAAGGCCATGGTCGAGCGTCCTCATGTCAGGAGGCGCGCCGCATATTGGCGAGAGCCATCAACGCAGCTTCCTTGATGCTGCGCGGCTCAGAGTTGGGCGCACCGGTTGCGACATGGATGCTGGACGGGGTGGGACGCGTCGGACGGAGAACAGGCTGCTGCACCCGAGCAAACGTGGCTTTGACCTCGTCATACGCCGCCTGCACCATCGCCACCGCCTGCTGCTGGGTCTGCGGCACGCCGCGTTCCTGCAGAAGACCCTGGGCATAGCGTCGGACAGCACCCGACATTTGGGCGTAGTCGGGGTCCCGTCGCTGGATGCTTTGCTCCCAGACATCCACCGCGTCACGGATGCCCGTGACGTTCTGGACCTGCTGAGCTGTCGTCGCCACCCGATTAGCGTCCTGCAGCCGGGCCTCGGCTTGCGCAGCGCGATGCCGCGTTCGCGTCAGTTCCTGTGCTGCACGCTCGTCGATCAGCCCTTCATTGACCTGCTGCTGCAGATCATTGCTGATGCGCAGACCAAGCGCCTCCTGCGCCGCCATGACATAGGGCGTCACGCCTTGCAGAAAGGATTGGTAGTCGCCACGTCGCAGAGCCGCTCCGACCCCCAGCAGTATGTTCACGTCCTCGGGCGCGAGCTGATGTTGCTGGAGGTGAGCTTGAAGCTCCCGGTGCTGGGTTAGCTCCGGGACAACAGCTTCCCACTGTCGGCGTAGTTCGTTTCTCTGCGAGAGAAGGGTCTCAAACCGCTTGCGCGTCTCCGGCCGGAGCTTTTTGAGCTCGGCCTCGGTCGGGTCAGGTAGAGGGGTGGTTGCATCCGGCGCGGTTTTCCCGTCGCCCGTAGCCGCCTGATCCGGGGAGGTTCGATCCGAGGTCTCGGCATCCGCGTCATCCGAGGGGATGGCCGATTTCTCAGGCGCACTCTCCACGACCTTCTTGACTGCGGCAAGCAGTCCTTCACGGTCGGATCTTGGGCTGTCGCCTGACGAAGGCGAAGTGTCGTCGGTGCCTGACGAGGGCGAAGTATCGTCGGACGCCGCCGGTGGAGGCGGCGCTGGGGTAGCGTCATCGCTGGACGAGGGCGATATTACGTCCGTTTGTAGCTCGTCGGCCATGCAGGTCTTGCCGATCCTGTGTGGACCAACAAGAGCTTATGCACCGGTGTTGTGTGTCGCGCAAGAGTTTGTCACGCAAGACACACTACTGGCCAGGCTGGGTCCCGCCCAGGATGTAGCCAGCGATAGCCGATAGAGCCGCCAATGCCGCCTCGCCGGTAATCTTGTCCTGCACGCACAGGACCGCGATCGTCGGCACAATCAGGAAAAGCACGATCCCGCGCGAGACGATCCGCCCCTCGATCATGTTCTGCACGGTATTATCGCTGTGCGGGGCGAAGAAGACACTGCCGATGAGCAGTGCACCAGTAAACGCAACCAGGACCGCGACCAGTCCTAGCGCCGCCCACATCAGGCGCTCGTGGTTATCCGGCACCGAAAGAGACATAATGCAAACGGCGCCGGGGATGAGCCCGACGCCGCCACCAAGGAGAGAAAACGATGGCTCGTACCCATCGCCGGCTCCTGCCGTGGATTATGGTGCTTTGGTCCGTCAGGATCAAGCTGATCATAATCCGGCGGTAGGTACGGGGTCCAGCCCTTCCAAAAGGCTGGACCTCTCTCCGAGGTGGCATCTTTAAAGCACCGAGATCGCGAGCCACACCAGCCCGACCACGATCGCCCCGCTCACCGCCGCCAAGACCAGGCCCACCGGCGGCGTCACGGTGTCGGCATCCCAGGATTAGAATTTACACCGCGGGGAGGCCCGGTCCCAGGACCAGGTCGGTTGCCGTTGTTGCCGTAGACCTGAAGCGGCGGGACGCGTGGTCCCAGCGACCCCTGGGTCCCGGGACCAGTCATCGCGTTGGTCGCGGCAGCCGGGTTGACCCCCGACGGTCCCTGGGCGTTCGGGTCCTGGTCCGGCCCCGGCGGGCGGGGAGGTCCCCTACCCGCGCCGCCGGGGTCGCCACCGGGTGCGGGGGGCGCACCGGGTGGTTGCGACATCAGCTGATTGAGCGCCTCCATCGAGGGCACGCCCTCGGCAAACGCCTCGCTGACATCGATATCGTCACCCATCCGGCGGATCAGCTGCCGCGCCAGCCACTCCGGCGAGATCCCCGGGATGCGCTGCAGCAACGGGACCAGCTGGGTCAGGACCTGGACATCCTCCTGGCGGTTTGGCGGCCCATTGGCGCCGACATCGACCTCCAGCCAGATATTGTCCGCGACCATCTGCTTATTGAGCTGCGGCCACACCGCGCCGGGGCCGACCACCCGGACCACGGTCTGCTGCGAGACATTGAGGACAAGGATCTCCGAGGCGCCACGGGCGAGCTCGGTCATCATGTCGTTGATGTCGTCAACCGTCGACGAGAGGTCGGTGTTCTGCGAGAACTGGGCGACCGAAACCTCGGTTGCGGTGGCATCCGAGGTGGTCCCCTGATCAGCCTGGTCGCTCCCCAGGACCCGCAAGACATCCTCAAAGACCGGGGTGGTGTCGTACACCGCGCTGTCGATCGGCGGCATCCGCACCACCTGCAGGACATCATCGATCTTCTGGCCCGGGGCCAGCGCGTTGAGCTCCAAAAGGGCGTTCGCCGGGTGAGTGCGGAGCTTTTCAAGGTCTGGCGCTTCAAGCAAACCCGCTGCGACCGCCATCTTCGGGCGGTTGGCGCGACGGTGCTCGCGCAGCCCCTGCCGTGACCGGTTGAGTTCGAGCTGCATGTCGCGGATCAGATCAATATCGGACTGCGGGAAGAGCGTCTTCTCGTCATAGCCCTCGTTGAGGGTGATCGCAAACCACGGCCAGAACCGGGTTATCTCGGCTTCCGGGGGACCAGGCTCCTGGAGAAAATCCGGGTGACCGTCACAAAGGACGTAAACCGTGCCGTCTTTGCGGTTGTAGATCTCCCAGACGCAGGCGAGCGGCATCGCCGGGGCGTTGCCGTCACTGTCACCGCCGCTGCCGTAACCCGAGTAATAGTGCTGCTCAGAGGTCGGTTCGTGACCCGTGGTCTGGCCATCCTCACCGTAAGCGGTGTACCCGGTGCCGACATCGACCATGTAGATTTCTTCGATCTCCTCGGGGCTGAGGAGATATTCCTGGGCCACCCAGTCGGCGCCGAGAAACCCCCGCAGAGAGCGGCAGCGCGGGTCGGGGATGATCGCCGTGCTGTCGGGGTAGTCAAACGAAAGACCCTCGCGGACGATCAGCTGACCCTCGGCGGTGAGGCCCTGGATGGCGATCTTGAGCTCCTCGGCGTCGGCACTGTCGGGCTGGATCTCGTTGTCGGCGAGATCGGCCGCCAGACGCTCGACATTGGCGAGACGCTCGGACATATCGGAGATCCGTTGCTCGATCTCCGGGGAGAGCTTCATCGCCCGCTGAAAACCCAGCTTGACGTAGCCGACCCCGGTGACGATCGAGCGCCGGATCGTCATCTTCATCGAGGCTTTGAAGCTGTGGGTCTGCTCCTCGATATTGTACTGGTACAAGAGTTCGAGGGTGCGGCCGACACGCTGCATCACCTCGTCGAATTGCTTGATCATCGCGGCGTCCTGGAGGATCGCCATGCTGTTCGGGTCAGGCGGCATCCCCGACTGGGTCGCCATCAGCAACGATTGCTGCGCCTGCTGCAGCTGGGCACCGCTGCCGTCCCAAGTCTGCGCCATGAGCTTGGGCTTGGTCTTGGCCTGCATCGTCGGATTGTTCGGGTAGAGCTCGGCAGTGCGCTGCAGGACGTGACGGATGCAGATATTGGCGACGTAGCGATCGTCACGCTTCTCGTTCTTAGCCATTTCCGGCCATTGCCGGCCCTCACAAAACTCCATGTTCTCACGCATCCGGCGGAATTGGGTCTTCCAGTGCTTACGGGCGCGCTTGACACGGTTCTGCCAGCGATTGACCAACTTGCGCCGCGGATCGTCCGGGTCGGGCCGGTCGCGGTTGACGAACTTGTTCTGGTCAGGCTGCTCGTTCGGGTCGACGGTCGCCGGAGACGGGTCGAGCGGAGGGAACCCCGGCGGCATCCCGCCCGGTTGGGGTGGTCCCGGACCCATTGGTCCCATATTACCAGCCACCTATCGCATCCCCGGCATGAAGAGGAACAATCCCAGCAACAACACCGCAATAAACGCCAGCCAATTACTCGCCCAGCCAAACTGAGACATTTGAGGGACCGGCAGACAAGACAAGAACCACAAGAACATGTCGACGACAAAGAGGATTTCGAGGACCATCGTCCCACTCCTTAATCCCATTACCAGCCCCCCGAGGCGTAGCCGATCTTGACGCTGCGCTCGGCCTGGTCACGCTGCATCTTGAGCCACCCGTAGGTGTTTTCGAGGGGCCTGTCATCATCCTTGTCCCGCCGCTCGCTAGCCGAAACCTGGAGGGTCAGACCGAGACCGACATAAGCCAAGGTATCGACAAAATCATCGTGCGCGTCGTAAGGGAACTTCAGCATCTGGTCCCGCGCCGCGGGCCACCAGGGGGCGCGCTCGGGGAAGCGCACGCGGTCCATCGAGAGACGCCCCTGGATGGACTGGGCGCGGGTCTGCTTGTCGGCGATCGGCTGCATCTCAATCAGAGAGCAGAAAGTATGGGTCTCCAGCATCCGCTTGCGCAGGAAAGGTCCCAGCGACTTTGAGATGTGACCGCGCTCGGCCCACCAGAACAGGGGGCGATGCAGCTTCATCATCCGCAACATAGCCTCGACCGTCTGCTCGGCGTTCATCTGCCGCCACACCAGGTCCGGCAGGACCCAGATGGTGTCCTCTTTGTCGATCCCAACCACCATCAAGCAAGTCTTGTCCGAGCCCTGCTTAAGGGCGACGGCGTGGTCGGAGGCGGCGTAGCAACGCAGATTGGCCGGCAAGTCGTTCGGGCGGTAGGTATGCAGCCAGTCGACGGAGAAAAAAGTCCCGCCTGCCGGCGAGGGCCTCCCCTGGTAGAGCGCCGAGAAGCCACGGACATCACGTCTTTGCAGGGACTGCAGGTAGGTCTTGCCAAACCGCCCGGGCCACAAGGGCTCGTTGGTCTCCCGGCGCAGCGGGTCCTTGCCGTCGTCGAAGGCCAGGGCCGGAAGATCGATGATATGCCACTCCGCGGCCTCCTCGGGGTCGTAATAGGAGTTGTGCGGGTCGGTGAGGCGGCCGATCAGATCGTCCTGGTGCCAGCGGGTTTGGATCAACATGATCCGCCCGGTCTCGTCCATCAGCCGCGAGGCGATGACTTGGGTAAACCAGGTCCATAGCGTGTCCCGGATGGTCGGGCTGTCGGCCTCCATGCGGTCTTTTATCGGATCGTCTATGCAAAGAAGATCACCACCGCGGCCAGTAGTAGTACCGCCGCGGCCGACAAAAGCCAGAACACCTCCCTGGTTGGTCTCCAGACGATCCGAGGCTTTGCTGTCATCCTTGAGCACAGTCTGCGGAAAGACCTGGGCATAGGCCGGCGAGAGCATGATGTCACGTACTGCCCGACCGATATCTTGGGAGAACTTTTCATTATAGGTGCCGAAAATGACCGAGAGTTCGGGGTGTTTACCGGCAAACCAGGCGGTGAACATCTTTGACGCCAACTGGGTCTTGCCGTGCCGCGGCGGCAAATTGATGATCAGCCGGCGGATACGCCCCGCATCAAGCTCTTCCAGCGCGGCGCAGATCACCTGGTGAAACCGCTGCACCTCGTAGCGCGAGTGATCGGGGTCGTCAGGGTAGCGCGGGCTCGGCATCATCAGCCGGGTGAAGGCGAGCATCGAGGTCTCGGCCTCGGTTACCGCGATCAGGCGTTTTAATACTGCCTCGTAGCGTTGAACGTCAGGCGACATCACTCACGTCATGGTGAAAGCGGAACTTACCGCGGTCTTCAACGGGACTTCCGAGTTGGCGGTCGCGATCGTCGAACCGGCGGCAAGGACATTCGCCAGGAAAGTCACGGTGTAGGTCCCCGGGACCCCCGCGGTCACCGGGGCGTGCAGACGGGCAACGTTGACACCACCCTGCGCGAGGTCGATCCTCACCGCCGGTGGCAGGGTCATAACCGTGCGATCGACATCGACGGTCCCCGAGACTGTCAAGGGCGCGGTATGCGCTTGTCCCGCCGGGGTGGCGATCGTCAGCAACCCCGCCGCGCCGCTGTGATACTCGCGAAAAGCCTGTTTCAAGACCCGAAAGGTATTCATGCCGGGATGCGGCGGCGGCACGTTTATCGCCGCCTGCGGCGCCGGGGTCGGGTCTTCCTGGGCCTGGACCTCAGCTTCCGGGGCGGGTTCCTTGGTCTTCTTGGGCATTGGGGGCCTCCTAAACTGCGGGCGCTTCAACGACAGCCTCGTTCGACCGCGGTGCATCGGCCGAGCCGTTGACGTTCACCGCCGAGACGACGCAAGTCATCGTCTTGCCGACATCATCGGGGTCAGCGATGTCGTAGCGGGCGTCATCCATCCCGGCATCCGCGCCGTCGAGCTGCCAGAGATAGTGATATTCAGTTGGTTCCCCAACCCACTCACCCATGGTGCAGACCATCTGCGCGCCCTCCTGGTAGACGTGGGGCACCGCGAGGTTGATCGGCGCCGAGTTCGCCGGGAGCAGAAGGGCGATATCCCCGGAAGTCTCGGTGTATTTGGGGGTGCCGACCCAGATCCGCGGCACTGCAGGCGCGTCAGGCGGGGCCACCTCGACATAGAGTTCCCCCGCAGCAAGGCTGCCGGCTTTGGGCGGCAGAAAACCGACCCGGTAGGTGCTCATCAAAGTAACAGTTTCAAGATCAACAGTCATAGCTTTTTAACCTCCAGAACAAAAATCATTGGATCAAGACGGTGCCGGATAGCGTGTAGTTAGCACCCGCCAATAGTCCGCCGTTAATGAAGAAAACCAGCGACGTATCGTTGACGTTGCCCCAAGAATTGCAAATCTGACCGGCTGGCGAACCACAAGCCATCGCCACGGCCGCGGCCAGGACATTTCCCGCCGGCAACCCTATTTTGACCGTCGTTGCACCATTCAACGGCGAGGCAGTGCCGACACTCATCTGAACAGCGAGCGTTTTTCCGCTGAGACGGAAGCATCCACTGGACGTTGGCCCGGCCGGCGGGCCGCCAGTCCAGGTCAGCGTGGGCGTATAGGGAAAACACGATCCATCGAGATGCGGATCAGGATTTGAGCCAAAGACGTTGTAGGACTTGAGATAGCCGAAGGGCTGAGCAGGCACCGAAGCCATGTCATAGGAAATGTTTGCAAACTGGTTGCCATTCCCCATGTTGACGTTTTGCCCGATATAGGTGCCGGGGTTGCTGCGGTCGTCGATGACCGGCACGCCGGTCAGTGAGATATTCTCCATCGATATGGCGTTGCCGAGCGTACTGCCCCACATAATGCCGACAGCGGACCCAGACGCGGGAGGTCCGGTATTTTTGATCGTGGTCCCGCTAAAATGACAGTTCGACACCCGGCCACCAAGATCGCGGCCGATGTTGATGCCGCGATCATGGGCGTTGTCGATCTCGCCGCCGGTCACGGTAAAGTTGCTGGCGCAGTCGATCCCAAAAAGCCCGGCGCTACGGACAATCGGGTTGGTCAGTACGACGGTCCCCTCCTCGGTGTTGATGACCCAATCGGCATGTGTGCCACTGCCCTTGGAGCCGGTGATATTGACCGTGAGCGTGGTGCCGCTGAAGCTCGTCACGGTGCCGTACATCTGATTGGCAACGACACTGGTGGACGAGATGATCGTGACCGGAAAGCCGGGCGCGAACACGCCGCCCGCTGGAAGGGTGAAGGTCATGCTGCCGGTGCCGATGGTTTGGCTGGTCGAGGACGCGATGCCGTTCTCGCCGATGCCGATACCGTCGCTAGCCGCAGCCAGGTTGTTGTCGCAGATCGGGCTGGTGATCGTGATACGATCGATAGTCGGGGCGCGAAAGATGCACATCCCGGTCTCGGCGGCATTGTTGTAGATCACGGGTGGCGGGGTCGCCTTGTTGACATAAGGGGTGACAAGCGCCCAGTCCTGGGTGTTGGTAATCGAGATCGCGTCGTGACCGGTCGAGACGACCGTCAGGTTTGCTGCGTAGCCGCCGCGCATCCCGGCGAAATACGCCCCGCGGCCTCCCGAGTTGATGATTTTGATATTGTCAAAAGCGTCATTGGTATGGCTCAGCCCCTGGTTGGCAAAGTTCCAGTCCAGGCCGCCACAAGTCGCCCCGGTGATCGTGAAATCGCGGTCGGCCACGTTGCTGGTGACGCTGGCCGGGGCAAGACCGGCGAGCCAGTTACCGGCTACCGGGGCGTTGAGGTCGATCGTGCCGCTGCCGATGATGGCGCTGCCTTGGGTGGACGCCTGGGTGACAAACGCCCGGCAGTCGGTCGCGGTATAGGTCGAGATGCGCTTGAGCGTGCCGTTGAGGACAAGTGTTGCGCCATCGGGAACGAGGATCTGTCCGCTCGAATAGAAGGTTTTACCGGCGTCGATGATAACTGGCACTCTGGTCGCCAGGGCGGCGTTGATCGCGGTCAGGTTGTCGACCGCGGGGTTGTCCGGGACCGCGCCGTAAGCGGTGATGCTGATCGCGGAGGCCGGTATCGGCCGGGCGGGCTGCGCCGCGGTCGGGCTTGGGTTGCCGAGCACGGTTTGCGCCGGGATATTGCCAAAGTTCTGCGCTTTAGCCGGGGCGATAACGGCAACGGTTAGGGCGAAAAGCAGGGCCAGGAGCAGGCGGGCACTCATACCGTCCCCCACAAAACACCCGTCCAGATCAAGGTCAGCGAAGCAAAAGCCGAGTAAAAGGTGTAAGTCGGGTTATTGTCGATGGTCGCCGCGGCCTGGACGGTGATCGGGTTGCTACCGGCCGTGCCCAGGGCATCCTTGATCGTGATCAGCTGGCCGATGGTGCGACCAGGCCCGAGAGTGAAGGTCATGGCCCCGCTATACTCGATAAGAAACGTGTAATTTGAACCAGTTGGCGGGTAAAAGGTAAAATCGACAGAGGTCACCGTCTGGGGGGTTACCCAGGCGGCAGGGAGGGTGGTGACCAGGACCTGGACGATGTCCCCGGCGGTCGCCGGGCGGTTGAGGGTGATCTGGTTGACGCCGTCGAGATAGTCGTCGATCGGGGTCAGGAGCAGGCCGCGTTGAAAAACCTGGACCATTTGCTGGTTGGCGGGGTCGTAGGCGAGGCTCTGGCCGTTGCGGTCGGCGCCGTGGAAGAGCGTCTGGCCGGAGGTCGCCACGTAGATGTACCGGCCGACATTGGCGGGGCCAGGGGGGAGAGCGTTCTGCCAGTTTTGAACAAGTTGCGCGGCACGGTTGGACCACCAGCGGGAGGACCAGTGGTCGCCGGTGACATCCATAAAAGCCAGGATATTGGGCGGGATGGTATCCGGCATGTGCTCGGCCCAGGCCCCCGCGAGGGTCGCGTAATCGCTAGCCAAAGCCGTGCCGTCAGCCCCGGCGATCGGGGTCGGATCGGACTTTGGCGCGGCCTTGAGCGAGCCATCGCTGTTGAGGCTGGTCCCGACCCAAGCAATGACATCCGAGATCACCTTGGCGGTCTGCGCGTACTCGCTGTCGAGCTTGTCCCCGGGCGGCGGCGCGGTCGGGTTGTTCACCTGGAAAGAGGTGAACGAATACTGCGGCTTGGGCGGTTTGGGCTGTGGACTGCTCATCGCGCCCTCCGCGCCCTGATCGAGCCGGCCCCTGTGGTTGGGTTGCCGGCAAAAAAAGCCACGAGGAAAACCACCGTCGTTGCGGCGATCGACAAGCGGGCCATGCCGGTCGGGACGATCATC